TGGACCAACAGGACCAACTGGTGCTACAGGGCCCACAGGTTCTACTGGTCCCACTGGGGATACAGGACCCACTGGCACTACTGGACCCACTGGAGCTACTGGTGCTACAGGTGTTACTGGCGCTACAGGACCATCTACAGCAATTAATGCCACTGATGATACCACCACAACAACACTTTATCCAGTATTTGTTGGTGCTGCCGGTTCTAATCAGACACCTAAAGTTTCCACATCAAGCTTTGCTTGGAATGCTAATACTGCGAGTTTAGGTATTGGTACTGCTAGTCCTATTTCACGATTAACTGCTAGTTCTAATGCTGGTAATTCTACATATGATGGCGGGCAAGTTTCTACATTTTTCACTGGAGGCAGCACAAACAATCCAAATGGTCGTGGTCATGTAGCAGCTTTTGTTGCAGGTGGAGTAGGTGACTCAGCATCTACATACGGTGCATCTATTACGCTTGGTGCATCTAGTGTTGGTGGAATAGCAATACAACATAAAAATGGCGCACCTTTTGCTATTGCCGATTTTTATCCAAGTGGAACATATGTTGGCTCTGGCAACCCTCCAACAGAGCGTATGCGTATTGACTCATCAGGCAACCTAGGTCTAGGTGTAACTCCTAGTGCTTGGGGTGGTTTTACAGGTTTTCAAGTTGGCCGTGCAGCTATGATGGGTAGTACTTCAGATGCTACTGGTCGATTTTTAAATAATGCTTTCTATGATGGCGCAAACTATAAATACATGCAAAACGGTGCTGCAAACTTTATATCACTTGGAGGAGCTGGCGCTATTCAGTTTTACACCTCTGCAAGCGGGACGGCAGGCAATAATATAACGTTTACAGAAAGCATGACACTAAATAATAGTGGAGATTTATCTGTAGGGGCTGCTAGTGGTCTTGGAAGAATTAATGCAATAGGTAAAGCAGCTGGTACAGGTTCAGCAACAATATCGATGGCACCGCCATCTAACGCAAACAGTTTGCGAGCAGACCTTGCGTTTTCTTCTACCTTTGGTGGGTCTAATCCTGACCAAGGGGCTAGGCGAACTGCTGATATTTTAGCAGGGTTTAATGGTGGAGCATGGGGTTCTGAGTTTTTAAGTTTTGGCGTAGGCAACAATGGTGCATCGAATGATTCTGCAGTAGTCTGCGCAGAAAAAGCACGTATTACTTCTGATGGACTTTTGTTAGTTGGCGCTACAGGTAGAACAGGAAATATTGGAAGAGTAGTTGATGCTTCAGGATACGGAACATACTTAGAAACAGTATACAATTTTGCTGGGGCTGCTGCTGCCTCTGCAGTAAGATTTAGTGCTTATATGGGGGAGACTGCTGACCCTGGATTTGGATACGTTTTATTAATCCCAGCATATAACGGCAGTCTTTTAAATTCATCTATTTTTACTGGGTGCATTTATGCAAGGCGAGGAGCAATGAGCGCAGGTAATATTATGGGGGCTTTGCAGTTTAGTGTTCAGTCTGCGTATACTTCAAATGGATTTGGTGCTGTAAACTTTGGAGCTCTTGGTTGGAGTATTGTCACTTGTATTTATGGCGGTGTTCTATACTTGGCAGTTAGGTCGTCGTTCACCTCTATGCGGACGATTACCCTAGATGGTATTTACACCTCCAACTTCACACCAATTTTAGTAAGTGACGGCTCTGTCAGTTCTGTAACTGTTTTAGGGACATATTAATTATGAAATACAAAGAAAATAAATCAACAGACGGTATTCTTCTTGGGTACTGGGACGAAGCTGGTAAGGCTTGCTTTTTGTCTGAGCCGTTTGAACTAGACGAATCTGGTATCCTTACGGATGTGCTTAAAGAAGGCAATGAAATTATCCCTATGGGGCAAGATGAAATTGATGCTAACAAACGATTAAAAGCAGAGATTGAGGCTAATGAAATTGCCACGCAATATCAACGTGACAGAGCTAAAGCGTACCCGTCTATTGCAGACCAATTAGATACGTTATACCACGAAGGTTACGACGGCTGGAAAGCAACGGTCCAAGCGGTTAAAGACGCAAATCCAAAACCAAATTAAAGGGATATAAGTCTGCTAGCGGTGTTATAGATGCCTCTGCGAGTGTTACCTGTTTAGGCGGTGTAGTTTACTCTGGTTTTGCTGATATAACTGCTAGTGCGAGTGTTTCAGCAAGTGCTTATCGTGAAAGATTATTTGTTTTATGAATTTGAATGGCCAGGTGAAATGCCTCCCTTTCCTTCAGAGGTTGAAATTATAGACGGTAACATATCAATCATATCATCATAAAAAAAAGTTAATATATAATGGAGTGATTTAATTATTGGAGATATTATGGTAGACTATGATTTTGAAATAAAGTTTTGGGGTGATTGTTGTAATACGTTTAGTGAAGACCAAAAACACTTCATATATGGCAACTTAATGGGATTGACTGGCGGAACATTTCAGTTTGCATACAACGCCAATAATAAACGAATCTTAGATGTAGGTGGCGGCCCGTCATCATTGTTATTAAAAACACACAATCTTAAACAAGGTAAGGTGTGTGACCCAATTGATTATCCGCAATGGACTAAAGACCGCTATGCTTATAAAAATGTATCAGTTCAGGTCGTCACTGGTGAAGATATGGACGAATCTGGATGGGACGAAGTGTGGTTATACAATGTGCTAGAACACGTTATTGACCCCAAGAAAATTATCAAAAATTGTCTAAAAGCTGGTAAAGTTCTAAGAATCTTTGAATGGATTGATATTCCCGCACATGAGGGACACCCACATACTATCACCCAAAAAGATTTAGAAAAATGGATTGGGCAAAAAGGCAATACCACCGAACTTAACGGTGAAAATGGTTGTTATGGTAAAGCATTTTATGGAGTATTTAATATATGAAGTTTCACGTTCTTTCCGTCCCACACACGATATCTACACCGGAGTTTGTAACTTGTGCTTTTACAGCTAAAGTTGTTAAGTTTTGTGAAATGATGTCTGCTCGCGGCCATGAAATTATTCATTATGGCCACGAAGATTCTAATGTTGATTGCACTGAGCATGTCACAGTATTACCCAATAAAATTTGGAAAAAATGTTATGGTGACCACGATTGGAAAACACATTTTTTCAAATTCGACACTAATGATTTAGCTCACAAAACATTCAATGAAAACACTATCATAGAAATTGGTAAACGTAAACAACCAAATGATTTCATCTTAGCCTTTTGGGGTGGTCCGATGAAACCAATTTGTGATGCACATCCAGATTTAATCTGTGTTGAACCCGGTATCGGTTATGCTTATGGACATTTTGCACCATACAAAGTGTTTGAATCTTATGCTGCACATTCCGCTTATTATGGGTTAGCATCACTAGCACACTGTAATGAAAAATGGTATGATGTTGTTATACCAAATTATTTTAATACTAATGACTTCCAATACAAATCAGAAAAACAAGATTACTTCTTATACATTGGTCGTGTCTATGATGGCAAAGGTGTTAATATTGCCATTCAGGCCACCGAAAAGATTGGCGCTAAGTTAATAATTGCTGGACAAGGTTCACTCAAAGAAATGGGTTACGATGAAGTTCCAAGTCATGTAACTGAATTTGGTTTTGCTAATTCTTTAGACCGTCAAAGATTGATGGCAGATGCTAAGGCTGTATTTGCACCATCATTATATAATGAACCATTCTGCGGTACCCATGTCGAAGCCATGATGTCAGGAACACCAGTAATCACCACTGATTGGGGTGCGTTCACTGAATACAATATACATGGTGTAACTGGTTATCGTTGTAGGACCTTTGAGCATTTTGTTTGGGCGGCTAAAAATATCGATAAAATAGATACATGGAAATGTAATGTTTGGGCTAGAAAGAATTTTGGTTACGATAAAGTTGGACACATGTATGAAGAATACTTCCAGTCGTTACTGAATATTCATGGCAAAGACGGATGGTATGAACCAAATGATTCCAGAACTGAGTTAGATTGGTTGAAAAAAGAATATCCTATTAGCATAAATACATTATAGTAAAAATATTAAATGGATTATTATGGCCACCATATCAACACGACAAGGTTTTAAAGATTATTGTTTACGCCGACTAGGTTTTCCAGTCATCGACATCAATGTGGATGATGACCAGATTGAAGACCGCATAGACGATGCTTTACAATATTGGACAGATTACCATTATGATGGTATGCAAAAGGTCTACTATGTTCATAGAATAACTCAAACTGATATAGACAATCGTTGGATTAACATGTCGCCTAATGTTGTTAGAGATAACGCAAACAATTCTGTTAATGTTGTTGGTGTAACAAGAGTATTTCCTATCCAAGATTCTCAAGCCACAGTAAACATGTTTGACTTGAGATATCAATTGCGTTTAAATGAATTGTATGACTTCACATCTGCGTCTTATGTAAATTACACATTGACAATGCAACATCTCCGTTCACTTGAGTTGTTGTTTACTGGTGAAGTGCCTATTCGTTTTCAACGACACACCAATAAATTGTTTCTTGATTGGAGATGGGAACAATCAAACATAACACCTAATTCAGTTGCAATCATTGAATGTTACGCTTCACTTAATCCAAACGCTTACGGCGACTTGTGGAACGACCGATGGTTGAAAGAATATGCTACTGCTCTAATTAAAAGAACTTGGGGTAACAACCTGAAAAAATTTAGTGGTATGCAATTACCAGGTGGTGTTACTTTAAATGGTGATAAAATTTACCAAGAAGCGGCTGATGAAATTAAGGCCTTAGAACAAGAAATGGAATCTCGTTATGGGGGCGTCCTGGAATTTTACCTTAATTAATTATATGAATCACATTCACCATATTATTCCTAAACACATGGGTGGTTCTAATGAGCCATCCAATTTAATAGAACTTACCGTAGAAGAACATGCGGAAGCTCATAAAAAGTTATGGGAAGAACATGGTAAATGGCAAGATAAAGTAGCTTGGCGAGCACTCTCTGGCCATATAGGTAAAGAAGAAATAATACACGAAATTCATAAAAATATGAACAAAGGAAGAGTTGTGTCGGAAGCGACCAGAGAAAAAATGGCTGAGGCTAAAAGGGGTCGTAAGATTTCTGAAGAACATAAGAAAGCACTAAATGAAGGCCGTAGAAAATCCAAAAATAGCCAAGAACATTTGATTGCTTTGTCTAAAGCCAATAAAGGTAAAATTATTTCAGAACAACAAAAAAAATTAATGTCGGATAATAGAAAGAATCATCCAAGAAAAACAGAAATTTCATCTATGGGTGGAAAAATGAGTATTGAAAAATATAAAATAGATAAAAAAAGACAAGAGGAATTTTCAAATAGAATGAAATTATGGTGGAAAGAAAGAAAAGAAAAATTAGCTAGTGAATTGAGAGGAATCTAAAATTTCTACATCTGTCTATTTTAATAACTATGGCGCTCAAAATGAGCAACGCCTGTTTGAAGATTTGATTGTGGAGTCAATCAAAATCATGGGATTTGATTCCTATTATCTTCCAAATGATAATGACGTTTCACGTGATTTGCTTTATGGTGAAGACCCACTTAAAAGATTTACATCTGCATTTCCTCTTGAATTGTATCTTTCTTCAGCCATGGAATACACAGGTGAAAAAGAATTCTTTTCTAAATTTGGTCTTGAAATTAAAAACAACGTTTCTGTTATCTTATCTAAACGTACTTTCTCTCAACGTGTTCCACAATACGCTTTTGATAGGCCGCGTGAGGGTGATTTAATTTATGTACCAGTATTGAATGGTACTGGTGAATTATTTGAAATCAAATTTGTAGACCATACTAAAGATTTCTTCACATTAGGTCGCAAGATTCCGTATTTCTATGAAATGCAGCTTGAGAAATTTAAATTTTCAAATGAAGTTATTGGCACAGGCATATCAGATATTGATATCATTTCAGTACAAGAATCTTATACTATCAATTTGGATATGCAAAGGTCGGATTCAACTTACTTAGAAAAAGAAATAGTATTTCAAAGTGATGATTCCTCATATGCAAATGCAAGTACTGTGGCTATAGTTTCATCTTGGGATAAAAATACAAAAACATTACATGTAACAAATATCGCTGGTGAATTTAAACTTAATGCAAACGTTATTGGCCATACATCAAATACAAGTATTAAACTATTGGCTTACGACCCATTAGATGTTACATTAACTAGAGAAGTGTATGATAATAAAGTCATTCAAACTGAAGCTGACCAAATTATCGATTTCTCAGAATCAAACCCATTTGGTGAAATATGATAGCTTATAATAAAATTATTAGAAAAATGGTTGTTGGATTTGGAGACTTATTCAATGACATTGATTTAATTCGTTACAATCCAGATGGCTCTGAAGCACAAAGACAAAAGGTGCCTTTAGCATATGCGTCTAAAGAACGTTATGTTATGCGTTTGCAGAACGACCCAGGATTGGACACCAAAGTTCAAATTACACTACCTCGTATGTCTTTTGAAATGAACGGGTTAACATATGATGCTTCACGTAAACAAATAACTAATATTAAAAACTTTGCACCTTCACAAAAAGCAGATACAATATTATCTCAATATAATCCTGTACCATATGATTTTGATTTTTCTTTATACATCTATGTTAGAAATATTGAAGACGGCACACAAATCATTGAACACATATTACCGTATTTTACACCAGATTATACAATCAAATTAAATCTTATACCTGAAATGGGTGTAACAAAAGAAATACCAATTCATTTAAAAGATACAAAATATGAAGTAACCTATGAAGGTCCTAGAGAAAATGAAACTAGAACTATTATATGGACTTTAAATTTTACGGTCAAAGGGTTTGTTTATGGTCCTGTTTCTGAACCTAAAATCATTAAACGGTCTATTACAAATATATACGATTCAACATTATCAGATTCGGATTTGGTTGAGTTTGATGTGGATGCTGGTGGTTTAGGTGATTATCAAGAAGGTGAATTTGTATATCAAGGTTATACAATGGATGGTGCCACAGCAGTTGCTAAAGTAATTGCTTGGAATAATACAACATTAAAATTACAAGTTGGTGCATTAACTGGTAATTTTGTCACATCAAAACCAATTTATGGTAAACAAACGGGAGCTGTATATACAATACAAGCTCACCAAATATTACCTATACATTTGGTTAAAATTGTGGCCACTCCTAACCCATTATCCGCTAACGCTAATTCAAACTATCTATATAATACAGCTGTTACTGAATTCCCTTATGCTGATAGAGAAACACCAAGTTTAGATAGTAATAATATGAGTATTGATGATTTAGATTTAACTATGGACCAAGACGATTAAAAATAAAGAGGTTATACCAAAATGGCAAAACAAAATATCAATATAGGTTCCAGTGCAAATGACGGCAGCGGAGATAGTTTGCGAGATGCAGCCGTAAAAATTAATCAAAATTTTACAGAATTATATGCTACGTCTGGATTAGATACTACGTTCACACAAGCCGCATTTAATGCCGCTAATAGTGCTATAACAATGATTCAAAACCCACAATCATCCAATTATGTTTTGTCGTTGACTGATGCTGGTAAATATTTATATTATACACAATCTGCAAATGTAACATTGTATATTCCAAATTCAAGTTCTGTCGCATTTTCTAATGGTACCACGATTACTATTATTTCTAAAACATCTTCTAGTGCAAATATTACAATTTCACCAAACACCGGTGTTTCTTTATATTTTGCTGCTAACTCAACGTCATCTTCACGTAATGTCATAACTTACGGAACAGCTACAATTTTAATGGCATCATCCAATACATGGTACGTTAATGGTTTTGGAGTTTCTTAATTGATTACTAATTAAATATTAATTTACTATATAATACCAATCGTTTACGGAATAAAATAATGTCTAAAATTGATGAGAACTTGAGTGAAATGTTAAATATACCAACAACTACGGTGATTGACCAACCAACCGATGTGGTTGTTAAAGATAAAAAAGAAGAAAAACTGGAAACTGATTTGATGAAAGATTACGAAGAGTCTCGTAATCAATTAAAAGAAATCGTCGCTAAAGGTGCTGGTGCAATTGATGACATACTTGCTATTGCTCGTGAATCGGAACATCCTAGAGCTTTTGAAGTTGCAGCTACAATGATTAAAACCGTTGCTGATGCT